AATCATTGATGTATAAGTAACAATTGCATAATCGCCAACTGCTCCCACGCTGCTTTTAGGAGCCCAACCGTCCGCTGTATTTTCTAATTTATCACTATCGTCAACTGTTAGTATAACTGGCTTTTTGTTTGTAAACGATTGGCCACCAGCAGATTTAGCTGCATTGTTCCACTCAAAAATACCATAAGTGGAATTTGTAGTGTCTAACCACCACTGTCCGTCTAATGGGTTTGAGCCAGGAGCTGCTGCCTTGGCTGCAATGTCGGTTAAGTTTACGTCAGCACGTACAATCCATGCTGAGTTGGTAACACCCATCAAGCTGTAGGCAGCTTGAAGTCCATATTCGTTTTGTTCGCCGCCGTGTACTGGGCTTCCGCTGGATGTACGGGCAAAAGTTGGAACACCGAATAGATCCACTAGATCTCGTTGGCTTGTAACTTTATATGCTTTTCCAGCATTGGCTTTTAATGTGCCTTGAGCGGTACCGGTACCGCTTGCATTTGTTTTGTCTTGCGCTGTGGCTACTACAATCAGCGGAGTTGTTCCAGCTTCTGCTGGTGTATAAAAACTCTCGTCGACTACTGTAACTTGTACGCCTGGTGATGATAGTGCCATTCGTGTATTCTCCTAATGGTTTGAATCTTGTATAGATATTTAGTACCATTTGGCAAAAACACCCCGTAAAGGAAGCTAGAAAAGGGGCGTAAAAGGTCCGGAATAAATAGATCATGCGTCCATTATGTCCATGTTGTCAAAAAACTCCTCGTGCTATTAACTACTACAAGGAGAAAAAGGTATTTTATAGAAAACTCTGTGAGAGTTGTGCAAAGAACGGAGGCAAAGATAAAAATACACCACGCTGGTTTCAGCTAGGCTATCGTAAAAAAGACTTCTGCGAAAAATGCGGATTTAAGAGTAAACATCCCGAGCAATTTAACGTATTGTTTATAGACGGGAATCTTAACAATTGCCGCCCTTCTAACTTAAAAACAGTATGCGCTAACTGTCAACGCATATTGCAAAAAGAAGGTGTTAAGTGGAGACAGGGGGATCTATTACCAGACTTTTAACAGTGCTATACAACAAGTCAATAGTTCTATTATTATCAATAATATGATCAAACGATGTGCCAGCCCATGCCGTTTCACTGGCATGAATACCTTGTTGTTTTAACCACTGCTGTGCTTTGGTATCACCGGTATTAGCCACACAGGCAATACCGTACCAGTGAGGAATTACTCCACGTTGTACCCATATAATCTTACCGCCTTGTGCTTTAATCGCTTTAATCTCGTTAGGGAATCGGCAGTCACTAATAACCACATCATCTTTACTGGTACGGAGTTTATTTTCTAGACTGGCAATCCATATGTCATCGTGGAAGCCTTTTCGGCATACTTCTGTGCCCCATAACTGTAGCATCAATCGGGGAGTTAGTTCGGGCATGTTTAATCGTTCTGCCCACCACGGATCCACTTGCTCTCGCCACTCACGTGCTTCTTTAGTGCGTCCTTCGAGCATGACTCGATCCCAGCCAAAGACTGCTGCCACTGCATCTTTAAGAGTTGATGCAAAACTTTCTCTTCGGAACTCGTGAAAGTTTTGTAGGTAGTCTGCTACTGTATCTTTTCCCGAGCCAATCAGCCCGCATACGCCTATGATCATAATTGTCCTCTTTAGAACAAGTATAATACAGTTTTATTAAAAAGTCAAATATTTTTATCCAACAATCCAGCTGTAGCCAATTCCGCCCGATGCCGATGTTGTTAGATCAATTGTTAATCGATCAATGTCTGCTTGACCTTCTGCTTTCATTGCTGCGCCATTTAGGCTAGTACCGCCTTGCGGACCGGCAATTTGACCGAATAGTTCACGAGCCTGTCCTAACATTATTTTACAGTTGGCAAGAGAATAGTCTTTAATCCACTGTCCGGCATACGTGTCAGCAATTAATGAGCTGTCTGGCCTAACATTATAAATCCATAGTAGGATTTCCTCGTCGGCTCGTGGGCGTTGTTGTATAACTAGTTCTTGATACTGTGCAAACAATTCGTATGTAAGTAATCCACCCATGTTTGTAGAACTTAACAAATAGGTGTTAGTGTAGGCTAGATTGAACGGTTCAAATACTGTTCCGCCATTCCCGCCGCCTGATCTTGATCCGATGCTTCGTCGAAACAATTGGCGTACCTGTTGAATTTCTTTTGGCAGTATATATTCCTGTTGGTCAGCTTTAAGTTGCAGAAATGCATAACTTTCTTCTACAGCATTATCGCTACGTTGACGGTAAACTGCAAGAGCACGATTAAGTGCTGTTTCATAATGTTTAGGATCCAACTCTACATCAATCATACCGTCACCCAGCATGGTTTTGCAGTAGTCGAATACCTCTTGTTTTGATGGATCTATTTGGCTCATACAAGTATTTATAAATATATGACTATGCCAAGACTCAGTTTATATAAGCCCGAAAAGGGCAATAATTACAAATTTATCGATAAAACCGTTTGGTCCATGTTCCAAGTTGGCGGCACTGATGTGTTTGTTCACAAGTATTTAGGTTCAGGTGCTCCTGCTGCTGGTACAGCAAGTCCATCAATTCCCCAGTACAATGCATTGAATCCGCTGAACATTCAGGATTTACTGTTCTTAGAAAACAGAGACCGTACATACGATACAAACATTTATCAATTACGGGGTGTGTATAATGTACAGGATACTGACTTTAATCTAAGTCAATTTGGCCTGTTTCTACAAAATGACACCGTGTTTATCAGCTTTCATATTAACGATACTGTGGAAAAACTTGGTCGTAAAATCATGTCCGGTGATGTTATTGAACTTCCACACTTGAAAGATGAGTATGCTCTTAATGATTTAACGTTCACATTGAAACGATTCTATGTTGTACAAGAAGTTAACAGGGCTAGTGAAGGATTTTCAGCAACTTGGTATCCGCACCTATATCGTGCCAAGTGTACGCCCATGGTAGATAGCCAAGAATTTAAACAGATCTTAGATAGTGCTGCTGACACTGCAAATGATCGCGGAACCTGGGCAGAGAATGTAACCTATTATCCGGGTGATGTTATTAAAGGCGCAAATGGCCTATACTACAATGTTATTGCAGAAGCAACAAATATTTCTCCACCTAACCCTACCTATTACACACTAGCCAACAGCCTGCGTGACATTATCAGTACCTATAAGAAAGAACTAGCAATTTCACAAGCTGTGTTAAATCAAGCCGAAGCGGATGTTCCCAAGAGCGGATTCGATGTTACTAGATTCTTCACACTTGCATTAGATTCAGAGGGAAAACCTGCATTGGTTACAGCCGATGCTGAAACAATTGACGCTAGTACGTTTACCATAAGTGGTGTAGACGGCGAAGCAACAACTGTAGATGCATCAACTGTATTACAAACACCATCACAAGACGGATATGACAATACGTACCTAATTGGTGACGGAGTTGCTCCTAATGGTGCCCCGTTTACCAGTGGAACGACGTTCCCATCAGGCAATCCAATAGACGGACAATTCTGCCTGCGTACTGATTTCTTTCCAAATAGATTGTTCCGTTATTCGGGCAAGCGTTGGATCAAGTATGAAGATAATATTAGAATGACTATGAGTAATATTGGACCCGACGATGCAGCTACCGGCCTGACTTCTGCCAGCGGTGTACGTCTAACACAAAAAGGAACTTTTGTTAATAACACCGTTGTAAATGATGTTAACGGCAATCAAATTGAAGAAAGACAAAGTCTTAGCAAAGCTCTTAGACCAAAGGCGGATTAATAATGAATTTTTTCTATGACGGTCAGATTCGACGATATGTAACACAGTTTATGCGTATCTTTATTGGGTTTAAGACTCAAGCAGGGGACGGAACACTAAGACAAATTCCAGTAATGTACGGTGACATGACCAAACAAGTCGCCAGTATCATTAAAGAAAACAGCGAAAATAAAATGCCCAGTGTGCCTCGTATTGCCTGTTACATAACGGGTATTGAGATTGCTCGTGATAGACTAAGTGATAGCAGCTTTGTTAGCAAGCTAAACATTAGAGAACGTGCCTATACCACTGCTGCGGGTAATATTGAATACGAAAACTATCAAGGTGGCGGGTACACTGTTGAAAGATTAATGCCAACTCCATATAAGTTGACCATGAAGGCAGACATATGGACCAGCAATACTGACCAGAAATTACAGGTCATGGAACAGATTTTAATGTTGTTCAATCCCAGTCTTGAGATTCAGACCACGGACAACTATATCGATTGGACCAGTTTAAGTGTCGTTGATCTAACAGGAACAAATTTTTCCAGCAGATCAATTCCAGTCGGAGCCGCTGATGATATTGATATCTGTTCGTTAGATTTCGAAATGCCCATATGGATTAGTCCACCTACCAAGGTTAAAAAACTTGGTGTTGTTAAAAATATCATCATGAATATTTTTAGCGATCAAGGTGATGTTAGCGATCTATCCAACGTTTTGTTCAATGATCCGTCGGCGCAGGCTGCATCTACTCCGGGTAATTTTAGTGTTATACTACTTAGAGTCAATAACGGCCAGCCTTATGATTATAACGTTGAAGTTCTTGACGTTAACGAAGCAGTAAGCGAGACTGGGCTAGAAGCACCTGTAAAACAAAGTTATAGAATCGATTGGCATAGGGTACTTGAATTGCATGGCGGATATCAACCTGGTATCAGTCAGATATT